AACGGTAACGTAAATCGAAATGCTAACATTCCCGCCGAACCTCGCAACGTTGACAATCTCGACATTGACATCGACGGATATGTTCGTTCCGCCGGACGCCCTAACAACAGCGTTACAATAGACCTCAGCCACATCATCGACGATGACCTCATTGTAAGAGTAAACGGCGAAACTGAGGTTAGTGTAAGCCGTCCCCTTGATCGAAGTGTAATCGATTTCTTGAACGGCATCGAGGTCGCTGATGCTGTCCCATTCAAGATGTGTCGTGCCGTAATAGGTCGCCATTTCATTGTCACATCATCGATGATACAAGTCATATTTAGTCTATTGTAACGGTCAAATTCCCCGAGTTTACGATAAACTGGTCTCCTGTTGTTATTGTTTTCGATGTTGTGAGAGGCCCATAGAAGAGCAAATTCCCTCCGCTTGAGTCGTCACGTATCCCCACGTGCGTAATCGTCCCCCAGTTTCCGGTAGCCGTGGGAAATGTAATCGTTGACGAATTAGAAGTAGAGCCATTACTTGGGGCAGAGAAAGTAATAGCCTGTCTTTCGTAAGAACCGCCGCTTACTTCTGTACCCGTGTCGGCATCCGTGGGGTCGGAAGTGTAAAGGGCAAGATATACTGCCGACGGAGAAGAAGTAGGCGTATTGCGCAAAAAGTGGTTTATTATGACGTTTTCAAGATAATTGGATATTTTAGACATCTTGCACCCTCCTTAAATTATTCGACCTGAAATGCGTATCGCCGAGCGGCGACAGGAATAAGCTCATTCCCGTCTCCGTCCTCCCTTCTTTTCTGCGCAAACTGTATTATCACCGCATTTTTCAGCGCCTCAACGACAGCCTCCGGAACTTCCACGCTAACATCCCGCTTAATCATGTAAACATATCCATTCACGCTCACCACCACCGGATCGCGATCCGTTTCTGTGGAAGGTATCATTATCTTCACGTGCTTCTGCGCCCGCAGGATTTTCTGCACGTCTTCTGTATTGTCTATCTTTTCTTTTACGCTGCCCTTCTTCGCGCTTTCCTTTTCGACCTTCTCATTTAGGTTATCATCCGCGTCTGTCTTAATACTAAGCATGGCTTGCCTCCCTTTGAACTTTGGGCGGCACAGTAATGCCCATGCCGCCCGCATTTATTATCTAAACGCAACATACCTTATGGTTTTCCCCGACTCGCTCATTGTCGTGCCGACAGTAACGCCCGGGGCACGTCCATTCCTGCGAATTGCCTTGACTCCCGACTCGGTAGCGGTTGCCGCGCTGCTCAAAGTTAGAGACGCTGCGCTCGCGATAGACGCGACAACATACTCCTTGCCACCAGCAGTTTTGATGGTGTCGCCAGCTTTAAGCTCGGTGAGGAAAGACGTGCTTGATCCCGACACCGACGCAGAGCCAGAAGTAAAAGACAGAGTGCCGGTAAGTGTCTTGTCGGGCGCTTCCCCTGCGTAAGTGCTTATGCCGTTCGAGGATTCCAGAGAAAACTGCTTGGAGTCATGGTTTGCTCCCTGAAAGGCAGTCCCGCTCGCCATCCCCTCAAACCACATCTGGAAAATATCCCCGTCTGTTATGTTGAAACACAGGAACGCCTTGGGAGCGAAACCGATTTCCACATTCAGCGCCGCTCCCGTACCGGTGAAAGACCCTACTTTTATATCTTGCATGGCAAAATCCTCCTTTTTATTTAGTCTTTATTTAGCCTTATGCCGTTACAGCCACTTCGAGCCTGACCATCCAGAGGTCATTGAGAATGACGCACGCCGTATAGCCCTTCCACCCGACGGAACCGCGCTGTGCGAGAGGATCGCTATCGCTCGGCTTGGGATTGTTTACATAGGTGCTAACAGCCCCCTTGCCCGACAGCTCGACCACACCATAGGCGTCCTTGCCAAAAATCAGCACGGGGTAAACATCGGCGTAGGTGCCGGAAGTGGAGAGCATACTACCCTTCGCACCGCCCGCGTCTGGCCAAGGCGCAAGATTATTATCGATTACGAACCGAATTAGCCCGCTTGAACCAATCTCGCCGTTTATTAGCGAGCTGGTGTCGGAGTATTTCTGTACGGGAATCCAATCGGATAGCTGCTCAAGGTCGAGCTTTAAGTCGGCGTGACATACGGCGATAAAGCTCGGAGGAATAGGGACGGTGGAGATATTAGGCCCCGCCTTAACAATCGAAGTAAGGGGCTTCGCCTCCTGCCTTAAAAGATACCTTTCAGCCCTGCGGAGCAACGTTTTGCCGATAGCGGTATTAACTTCCGAACGGGAAGTGCCGTTAGCGTAGAGAACGTTAGTCCCTGCCTTCAGGACGCCAGCCCTTAACTTGTCATAAGTCTCGCCAGCCTGCTCCCCGAGAATATCGGTGCATTCTTTCAAAATAGGGTCTTCGTGAGTGTCGTAGATAACATCCGTGATGCTGACCCAATCGCCGTACTGCTTTAACTGCACCGAGACATCCGTTTTTGTTAGAGTTTTCCCCGTAGGAGTGACACCTTCGGTTAAGGGCGCGAGTGCCGGATCGAGCTTGTTGTAACGTCTAAATGTTATTGTCTGAGTGTTCTTTTCGGGGATAGGGCGAACCTGCCCGAACTGTCCTAAAATGTTGTTTGTCACAGCTCTGGTTAAGAGCCTCTTGTCAACATACGCCTGCGTGCGCGGAGTTATGTCGTTGTAATTCATCTTTAGTCCCTCCTAAAACATTTTGCATGTCATTAGTTTGTAACTACGCGCACAAAAAACCCTCAAAGAAGCCCCTCCTTCTTCAGGACAACATCAGCCTCTCGCCATCCAGCATCATAATCGCCTGCATTATTTGCGCTTACTCTGGTTGGTATAGATGTTGAGCCACCCCTGAGAGTCTGTAAGTGCGCCACCCTGTTAATCCTGCTAACATCCTTCTGGACGCCGAGTGATTTTTTATATTCGCTTATCGCCCAGATAATATCCTCCGGGGCAGGGGAGTCCATCGCTGCATAGCGCAAGGCAGGACTTTGAGCTTCTGCCCACTTCCAGTAGGACTCGCTTCTCACTATCTCATCGAAATCGCTATGCACCTGCATTATCTTGGGCTTAACATTGCGATTAAATTCATCGAGGGCCTTCATCCTCGCGATCTCCTCGGCATCCCTCTCTCTTGCCTGCTGTACGCTTTCTATCCTCTGAATTTTCTGAATAATGGTCTCTATCAGGGGTTGCAGCTCAGGATAATCTTCGTAAATAGACTCCGTAATTTTATCGAGATCATCCTGCGCTTTTTTTGTGGCCGCGGCTTGATCGCTAACATCTTTTGCCGTTGCTTCTCCGCGCTCGAAGGCTTCCAGCTTCTTGCGCAATTCGGCCACCTCCGCTTGTAACTTGCCAGCATAACTCTGGGTGTCTTTCAGAGCCTTTTCCATTGACTCTATTGACCCAAAGGTGCTGCTTTTCCCGGTCTCGGGTGCTGGTTGGGGCGAATGGACGCCATGCCTCGCCTCCACATCAGCGTCGCTCTCACCCTCCGTCTGGACGGTCGCTTCTTCCCATGCCGCGTTATATTCTTCTTCAGGGCTTTGCGACGCCTGCATGCCCTCGGGCTGCTGATTTGTTTCTTTTTCTTGCGGAACCCCTAAATTCTCTTCTTTCCTCTCTGTCGTCATGTCCTCCTCCTCGCAGGCCCTTTCGGGTAACTGCATTTTTATATTAGTGCCGGGCCGCTGTTAGCAGTAACCGGCTATCTTTCTGTTTCGCCTTCTTCATCTTCTTCAATCGAATAAATCAATTGCTTGAGCGCTTCTAATGCTCCTTGCGCCCTGAAAATGCTCACAGTATCGCTCGCCGTTTCCACAACCATCTGGTAGTCGAAACGCTTATCGTTGAGCAATTCCATTACCAGCTTGTAAAGCGGCTCGTGCCGGAATTTCCCCAGCCCCATAAATTTCCCCTTTTTGCACTGTTTTGAGTTTCTCTATCAAACCCTTATACTTCGGGTCTGTCACAGCCTCCCTCTGGTTAATATCAGGCACAATGCCAAGCTGCTCAAGAACCTGTATCTGCTCTGCACGTGTTAGCAGCGGGTAAAGCCTGTCTATATCAACCATTTCGCGCATGTCCTTTCTCGCCTTCGCCTGATTTGTCAACTCGTTCATTAAAGCCTGCATTTCCTCTTCGGTGCGCAAAACATCTTCCGTGTCGAGTATTCTGGCTATGTTCTTTATGAGTTTCGTGCGATCCATAAAGATCGCATCTTGCGGAGACGCCGTTGCCTGCATAAATCTCATGTAGTTTTCAAGCTTTAACTCTTTAGCAATAAGGCTTTCCGCCCCCATGGCTTTTATTTTTATTGGTATGGGAGCATAGCCCGGGACAAAATCGGCAAACCACTTATGGAAAGCCTCAACGATAGGCTCAATCCAGCAATTATCTATATTTTTCAGGACAGTTTTTAGGTTGATATTTGCCTGCGCCATCAGCATCGACATCCCCGTTGCTGTCTTGTTTAAGAAACTATCCTGCTCGCCGGACGTGTATTTGGGCAGGCCTGTTTCTTCGTCTGCAAAGCGCTCAAAGGTCTGAATGAGCTGCAAAATATCCTGTGACACGTCGTTGAATTTTACCGTATCGATGGCCTCTCTTGGGGAGAAATTGCCCCTGATATACCAAGTCTTTCCCGGATAAATATCCAAATCTCTCGTTTTCTTTGTGTTTATCCTGTCGAGGTTTATTCCTACCATTCCGGGGCCTGATAACGCTTTGTTGTCAATCAACAACCTCACGGCAGAATTTATAATCTTCTGCGAGTCCCTCATCATCTCGGCTACGCCGGTGCCGTAAATAACCCCGGGGCGCTTCTTGTAAGGGCATACCCAGAAAACACGTTCTTTAAGAGGGTTTACTGTGGCCTTGCAAACTATACCGTCTGCCGCAAGGACAACCAGCGCTTCAACGTCGGCATCGGGCGAGTCAACTTCAAGGTCTTCAGGAATTTCGGCCCCTGCTTCGATAAGCATTCTCAAAGGCACCAGACCCCAATATTCCAGCACGCTAACACGCTTATCCTTCTCCCCTTGAACGCCCATGTAATTATCGCCCAGCTGGACATATTTCATATCGTTAGGATCATCGGAAGTAGCGCGTCTCGCCGCCTCTAAAACATTTTCCTTGATATATCCGGGGACGTTAGCAAGCCTTCTGAACTGCTCCGGTAGCAATCTCTGGAAGTGGATTTCGCCTATTGCATCTTTATTGCTTTTGGCGTTTATGTCTGTGTAATACTCCCACAGCGGGATGTAGTCGATAACAGGCACAGGCTCCTCAACGATTGTCATTTCGTATGCTCTGGTGAGAGCGTTCTCGTTGCTTATATTTGAGAGAGGCACGCCGCCCACCATCCGCGGACGGATAACTTCTCTGCTTCGCATTTCAACAATCGGCCCTTTTAATACTGCCGTGCCGAGTATGCACATTTCGAGGATGGCGGTATCGCAAGTTTCTTCAAACTCTATATCCCGGAAGTGTTCCCGCAAACGTTCTTTCGCGTCGGCGACTATACTTCTCGCTTTTTCAATGTCTAATCCAAGCTCCCGATAAAACAGAGGGATCATGTCAAACGGCACTTCCCCTTTGCCCGGGAATAGAACGTCGATTATTTTTGAGTGCGCCGTATGGCATTTGAGGGCAGTCAATTTCACGAAAGCCCTGCTCCTGCCGCCTTTGCCCTCCGTTTTTTTTCGCCAAACGGTTGACTCCTGATATTCTCCCAAGAAGTTATGCCATAACTCTATCCACATCTCCTCCCAAGGCTTGCGGGCAGACTTGAACGCCTCAAACAGGCTCGTTATGTATTGTACAAGGCTTGATCCTCTCAAATAATTTATCTCTTCCATCTCTCCCTCCGGTTAATAGCCTGCCCATGCGTCAAGCGGCACCCAGCCCTGCCTCCATTCTGTTAGCTCCTCCTCGTCGTCGTCCTGCTGGTATGCGGCCACCGGCTGCGCAAAGGTCAAAATATGCGCGTCCGCGATATTCGGAGAAGGAAGCCCCCTCTTTTTCATGTCATCCTTTTTCTCGATTGCGATCTTCCCATCAGACAGTATCTTGAATGTGGGCGTTGTAAGCTCGCCCAGCAAATCGTTGTCTTCGTTGTCCCACAGTTTGCCCCTTCTCATTTCGAGCCATTCCCTCATCAGCCCCCACAATTCATCCCTCAATCTTCGATATTCCTGCCCATTTATTGCCGGAGACTCGGCAACATTAACGGGAATGACGGGATAGCCAAGCTCATAAAGCCTGTCGTAAACGCCCGCCCCGATACCGATTACGTCAATGAATATATGCTTTGGATTTTCTTTATTCGCACACCGAGCCACGTAACCAGCCACTTCCATTGTGCTTTTGTTACGTAAAACGTCGTATTGCTTGAATTCATCTCCCCGCCTGCGGGCAATCACGGTGCTATCATCCCCATAGCGGGCAACGTCAACCCCAAACACAAGCGGGTAATCATCCTGCGGCGGAATGTCCCTCATGAGGGCAGCTTCGACTAACTCATAGGGAATAAAAGTATCGTCCGAATGCAGCGGGAACTCCCCTAATACCCTAACGCGATATATGTTAGACTCCTTGCCGTACTTCTTCTCTATCCTCTCGACGTAACGCTCCGCGACAATGGGGGAGTCAAGGCAAGACCATTTCAGTTTTTTGTAGAGATGCTGCAACTTGTGATGGGACTCAAAGAAAGTCCCCTCCCGTCTCGTCGGGTTTCCGCAGAGCAGCATTTTCGTTTCGACAGTACCATGCGCACCTTCCAGAACTTCAAACGTTGACTCCGGCACACCAGAAGCCTCATCAACCACAGCAAAAACATAATCAGCATGGAAACCTTGCAGCGCCTCGGGGTTTTCCTTCGTTGCCGTTCGAGCAACCGCGAACCATTCCTCGGGGTGCGCCTTGTGAAAAAACTTTTCCTTTGTCCACTGGAACTGATCCCGAAAAGCAGGACTCATCTTCCTGTGCCACTTGGACAATTCGGCCCATAAAATATCATAAAGCTGGT